GCTGCTATCAAGACTGCTCAAATCGGCAAAGCTGCATTGATTGACCCGATTACTGATGCGGGCCGTGCTCGGATCGTTGCTAAGGCATTGCGCCGTGCTGCCTCCAATCCTGAACAAGCTGCACAAAATCTTGCAACGCGTACTGCGGCAACGCCTGGATTCCAACCGACCGCTGGGCAATTGGCTGATGATGCTGGTTTAGCTTCGCTTGAACGTGCAGCCCGCGCTATTCAACCGGCAGAATTTGGGGATATCGATACTTCGCAACAGGCCGCATTGGTTAATGCGTTGCGGGGAGTGGCAGGTACGCCAGAACAGCGTGCCGCAGCAGTTACTGCGCGAGAAGCGGCTGCTGCTCCTCTTTATGAAGTTGCTAAGCAAGCCACATTCAATCCTACGCCTGAATTTGAGGCACTCATGCAGCGTCCATCTATGCAGGCCGCAACTCGCGCTGCTACTGATCTTGCTGCGGAGCGTGGCGGGACGTTTGGTGCCACTTTACCCAATGGTCAGCCAGGATATACCGGCCAAGCCCTGCATGATCTGAAAATGGGGCTTGATACTGCAATCATGGACCCGCAGCAGGGATTCATGGGCGCTAAAAAGGCTGCTGCTGATGCGACTCGCAATGAATTCCTTCAGCAACTTGAGGCACAGATTCCCGAATATGGTCAAGCTCGCCAAACGTTCGCAGAGATGAGCAAGCCGATTAGTCAACAGGATATTGGACAGGAACTGTATAACCGCTTCGTTCCTGCTCTTGCTGATACTGGTGGTGTCCCATTCAAATCCCGTGCTGATGCACTTGCCCAAGCGCTGAGAAATGGCGATCAACTTGCGAAGAATGTTACTGGCATGAAGTCGGCTACGTTGAAAAACATCATGACGCCAGAACAGATTGGCTCATTAGAAGGTATTGTATCCGATGCTGCCATGCGTGCTGCTGCTCAGAATGCAGGTCGCGGGGTAGGTTCGGATACCGTACAAAAAATGTCTATGTCGAACCTGATTAACGAAGCTGGCTTGCCTAGCTGGATTGGCTCGATTGCACGCGTTCCAGGCGGTTATGCCAAAGCAGCAGGTAATTTCCTGTATGGGCAGAGCGATGAGGCTATGCGGAACATTCTCGCCGATACATTGCGCGATCCGCAGAAAGCAGCCGAAGCATTGAGGAATGCTGGTGTCCCGCCAAGTAAGATTGCTGAAATCCTTCGTGTTGGTGCTCAAGGATCAGCGTTTGCTGTTCCTGCCATCGTTCAGGGGCAGCAGTAAGAAGGATTTGAGAGCACAAGGCCGCATATAATGCTGAACTAGCAATTTAATCGGCAATGCAATAAACCCAAGAATAGCTAAAGCTATGAATGGACGAAGAATTAAAGCAATGAGCCACGGTTCCATAAGTATCCAGATGGAATTACAATGACAGCAGTTTAGCAAAGAAAGCGAGAATTGCCATGCCTTATAACGGCACCGGAGTATTCAACCGAATTTATCAATGGGTACAAGATGCCGCTAATGGTATTTTTGTTGATGCAACTCGCACCGATACTGATAGCAATGATATTGCCGCTGGCTTGACCAATTGTGTAACTCGGGATGGGCAATCCCCATGGCTTGCTAATATTCCTGCTGGTGGTTTTAAGATTACCGGGTTGGCAGCTGGTGTAAATACTACTGACTCAACAAATTATACTCAGGTATTCAATAGTCCCGCATTTAATAGTCCGACTATTGTTACTGATCCTGCGCTTACAGATAATAGCTCTCTGATTCCTTCAACACGATGGGTTAATCAAAAAGCATTTCAGGCTGCATTGCCAGCACAAACGCTTGGCTTCCTTAGGTCTGACGGAACAAATGCGGCATTTACGCAGACGCATACTGGTTATGCGCAAAATGAGGTTAAAGGCGCTGATATTGCTTCTGCCTCTACTATTAATCTAACAACGGCCACAGGTAATCTAGTTCATGTAACTGGCACTACAAATATCACAGCAATTACTATTCCTTCTGGGGCGGAAAGAACTGTGGTATTTGATGGAATTCTTACTCTGGTTAATAGTGCCAGCCTAATTCTTCCATCAAATGCCAATATCACTACTGCTGCTGGTGATACTATGCGCGTTCGTGGTGATGGTTCAAATGCTCGCGTAGTAAGTTATGAAACTTTTACCGGCAGAGCATTAGTAGTTACTACGCCTGGCTTGGTTAAAATCGCTGGTCCTACTACTCCTGCTGCTGCTGCAACCGCTGATTTCCTAAGCTTGTTCAGCGGTACATATGACAATTACCGCATCATCATTGACGGCATCACTCCTGCTGCGGATGATGTTTTAATCTTACGAGTTGCAGTCTCCAATGCAGCAGATTCCACAAGTAATTATTATGGCGGTCTTGTTAGTGGTACTGTGATAACTGCTGCTGCTAGTTCGGCCCCAATCACTGGAGGCACAACTACAACGGCTGGTAGTGGTGCATGTTTCACAATTGATATCCTGAACGCAAATGATTCAGTTCGTGCAAAAACAATTGTTGCTTCTGGCGCATCGCAACGAAATGCAACGCCTGGGTTCATTGTCACTCAGCAAAATACACAATTCAACCGTGCTAATGTATTGACTGGGTTCCAATTGCTATGGGCTACTGCAAGTAATTTTAGCGCTGTGGGAACGATTACAGTTTATGGATATTCCAAAGTTTGAGGTTAATATGCAAATCGCTTATTACGATGCAGATAAAAATGAAATGTGCTTGCGTGACGCCACGGAAGAAGAGGCAATTGCTATTCAGAGCGCATCATCTGGAATCAGTTTTGAAATGAAAAATGCTGATATCCTATCGCAATTGGAAGAGATTGATCGCAAGACTATTCGCCCATTGAGCGAAGGTGAAACTGACCGAGTAGCGACACTCCGTGCACAGGCGGCAGTTTTGCGAGCAAAGTTGGTCAAATGATTTTTAACCCGAAAGGAAAAGTATGAAAAAGCTGAACATGGCTACAGGTGGTGGCGGTCAACAACGTCCGCCAGATGAAAAGACTTCTTCGATTCCAGTGAAAACACAAACTCCGAAGAAAACGAAATGAACGGTTGGCGCTCGCGTTTATTGCTTATCGCTGCTTTTTTCCTGGCGGCAAAAGTACATGATTTGATCATGCTAGGGTGTGCGAATACACCCCAGATGATGGCTATCTATCATGGAAGCGCGGGCGCTGTAGATTTGCTTCTGTTGTATGTCGCTCAGCATCACATCAGCGGAAGATTATGCGATCACATACAGGCCTCATGCATTGCCTCTGTGATCATTAATTTCGTAGGTTATCGCCTATATATGGCCTATTCCCCGCCAGATTTTTACAATTATCTGATTGCGGGATTAAGCTATGTGCAATATCTACGATTACTTTATGTGGGCCGCCACGATGCTGACTATTACGAGCACGCTGTGGTTCCTGGCGCTCCTAGTGTCAGGGCTTAGGCTAATCATTAAGCGAAAACGAAATGAACGATCAAATCGACAACGCAAAAGAAGCCATTTTCACAGCGGCTAGTAATCCGAAAGTTGCTACATTTGTTGCAGCTGGCGCTGGTGCAACAGGAGTAGCCTCGAGAATGGAGATTATCACCGGCTGGATGGGATTTATCTCTGTGACATTAGGTATGTGCACAGCCGCTGTTGTATTGACGATTCAGGTCATTAAACTTGTCAGGGAATGGCGTAGTTATCGGCAGGAGGATGAAGCATGAATCGTGAAAAACTGATTGCTCATCTTGTTCAGGAGGAAGGTAAGGTGAATAAGCCTTATCGCGATACTGTTGGCAAATGGACAGCAGGTGTAGGCCGAAATCTAGACGATGTTGGCCTATCTGATGATGAGATCATGTATTTGCTTGGTAATGATATCAATCGAATAGAGAAACAGTTAGACATTAATCTGACATGGTGGCGTGGCATGTGCGATGCAAGGCAAAATGCTCTTGCTTCCATGTGTTTTCAGCTAGGTATTTCAGGTCTTTTGGCATTTAAAAATTCATTGCAATTGCTTCGCAGTGGGCAATATTCTGCCGCAGCCGATGAATTCTTAAATAGCAAATGGGCTATCCAAGTTCCAGCCCGGGCAAAACGTGTTACCGATATGATCCGAACAGGGGAATATTAATGACTGCTGCTGACCCAATTACTGCGGTTCTCAATATCGGAAGTACGCTCATCGAGCGATTGTTCCCAGATCCTGCTCAAAAAGCTCAGGCAAGCATGGAGTTGTTAAAACTCCAGCAATCAGGCGAACTTGCTCAGATGACTGCTGACACGCAACTAGCAACCGCACAGACTGATATTAATAAAGTCGAAGCTCAGAGCGCATCCCTGTTCGTTTCGGGTTGGCGGCCCTGTCTTGGATGGGTATGTAGCTTATCCTTCGGGTTTAAGTTCATTGGAGGCCCATTGCTAGTTATGATTGCCTCGTATTTTGGGCATACCGTGCAGCTTCCACAGTTTGACTATTCTGAGATGTCTACCATTCTCATGGGCATTCTTGGGCTAGGTACTATGCGCACATTTGAGAAGATCCGAGGCGCGTCCAAATAAAAAAGCCCCGTGAAGGGGCTTTTTCTTGTATCCGAATATTATCGGCGAGAAGCAGAATACACGGCAGAACTGAACGAGCAGGAATCAGGCAGAGATTCGCTACCCGCATGCCATGCAATGACCGATTGAGAGCCGACGCAATCTACAGAGGTAGTTTGGGACAGGTTCACATAATCATTGTTGTTCACGTTCAGCTTGTAGTTTTTGGCCGCGTCAGCGAACGTGAATACGTTGGGGTTGCTCCATACGCAAGTATGGACGGTGCCAGCATAATCGGTGACTTTCACTGCGGCCAGATTGGACATATTCACCTTGCGGGCAGAGGCCAGGTCAACGCTCTTGGTTGCCGTGCATTGTGCTTGGTTTGATGCTTGCGTTTGTTGAGCATGCGCAGTGAAGCCCACGGTCATCAGCAGCGCTGCAAATACGATAGAGAAAAACTTTTTCATGTAAAAACTCCTTCAGGATATTCCAGGCTACCGGCCTGGTTTCGGTACAGCAAAATTGTACATCAGCTATATTGCAAGTAACGGTTATTTCTCACCCTGCTGTAGCGGTGCTGCGCGAGCATAGTCGCGCATCTGTTCGGCGATCTTGTCTTGCACCAACTGCCATTTGCGCTGGCGCTCCATTGGGCTGCTTTGGCCTAAGGCGAAGTCATACGCCCAGCTTTCAGCCAATCGCAGAAGTCCGGTATCAATCGGCAGCTGCGGCAGTTCTTGTCCGCTCTCTTGCACATACTCCTCATCCACAGCATCGGAAATGCGCTTCAAGGCGACTTCCGGTGGTATTCGGTCGCGCTGCTCTGCTGCTGCACACTTAAACGCAGTTTCTGCCTTCCACTGGCGGCCATCAGGCGCGGTAAGCACGAACTGCCCGCCCTCTGGCGTGGCTTGTAGTTCCATTTCAGTAAGAAATTGAATAGGCCCTGTATGCTCGCCAATCCCATGAATGCGAATATCTTCCATCAATTCAGCCTCATGTTCTGGTGTCAGTCTTACAAAGCCCTCTGGCTTGGCCGTCTCATTCGGGTCCACGCCGGGAAAACGCAGATCATCACTGGTGACGGTCGCGGCTATTGCCCGCTTTGCGTCGATTCCATGAATGGAACATAGCCATGTGCATGAACCATTACAAATGCACCGTTTGGCATCGATAGTGCTGACCGCTTTGGGCGAAAGATAACGTTCGCGGATGCTTGCAAGGCTTTTGCCGACATCATCAACCGTGGCACGGATTTGGTCCAGTGATGCCAGCATTTCAGGCGTGACGGCTGGCTCTTGCTGTGCAGTGCTGGCCTGTTGCAACTTGTCGGATGGCTGCGCGATGAGTTCAATCAAACGATCAACACTTTGACGTGGGCCGGCGGGCTTGTCGAACATCCAGCTTTGCAGATCGTGCAGGATGGCAACTGCTTCACAGTATTCATCCTTCCCGCCCTCCTGTTGCGATGGTTCTTGCTGTGCCGGAGAGAGAAGTGAAATAGCAGCCTCAATTGTCGCTACATCAGCATCGACCTGCTTGTGCTCGGCCTCGCGGTAGCCCTTCATTTCCTCATGGAAGCGCTGGGCAACTTCATACGCAGCATCGCGGCCAATTTCGAGCGCGTCTTTCAGCTTTTCGGTATCAGCCGCTTGCCTTTCGGCGATGGCCTTGAAGTGGTCGCGTTCGGCTTCGACTTGTTGGATGCGCTCGCTCAATGTGGACATCAATGCGACATCTGTTTCATGCATGTCACGCTTACCTGCGACATACTGCTGAAGCCCGTAGAGCTTGATTTCTTCCACTGCCTCGATGAGTCGATCTTCTGCAAGACTAGTACTTGCCGTCAGCCAGATTGTGCGGATCATCTGAGCAAAATCCGGCGTATCAATGCTCTCTGCTTTGCCAGAGGTGATCTGGCTTTCGATGGTGGGAAGCGCAGCAATCGCGTCCAGCGCTTCTTTAAGTTCTTTGCTCAATTCGTTCTCCCTTAGAGGAATGAATGGGTGGTTAGATGTTTACGGCGTAGCGCTTGACCTGGGCGCTCTGGTTCAGGGTGTATTCGGCATCTACAGAAACGGTTGCCGAGCGTGGCACCTTTTCAAACCGCAGCAGTTCCTTTGCCAGGTCCTCCGCCTCTTCCTGGGACTCAGCCAAGACGCTAAAAGTCACATGCTGTAATTGTCGTTCATCGCTTCTCCCCTGTATCCGCCTGTTCTGGCTTGGTGGTGCGCGCTACGATTTTTGTTTCATGCGTCTTGGCGCAATCGGAGCAGATCACGGCCCAATCGCCGACGCGATCAAGTCTCAGCACCGTTCCGCATGCAACCGCTTGATCCTGCCCGGCGACATGAAATGGTGCAGCGTGGCTCCATTCACTTTCCTCCATCTCGTAATTCAGATGCGCATCGTAAAAGGCCTTTCCACCGCATACGTCGCAACGTCGATAGTCTGCGAGTGCCATGATTAGCCCTCCGCTTTATCAGCGCTTTGCGCGAGTTGAGCGGGCGCGGGTGGGAGTTGCATCCAGTGCGTGGGCGTACGCAGTCCTCGATGCTTTTCCAAATCAACCCAGCGATTGAATCTGATATTGAAGTGTCCCAATTCGAAATAGCTGTCGCAATACAGCAGCAGCGCTGTATCCTTCGGCGCAGTCTTAATTGGCTGCCAGTCCCGCTCTTGCGCTGGAACCTGTTTAGCAAGAGCGGCAGCAGCGTCAACAGGGACAGCAAACAGGCACATGTGAACATCTTTACTGGTTCGCACGAGTTTAAGTTGGAGCGCGTCTATTGCCTTGTTGTCTGGCTCGATGTCCCATGCGCTCAACTCTTCACCATCCACGCAGCCCAGTGACAGACTGCCCACATAAGTCATGGCCGAAGGAAAGGCAGTGGCGCTAGATGCTAAAGCTGCTTGCCACCCTTCCCAGCGATCGGCTACCCCCTTCCAGAAGTACCGACCGTCATAAGGCTTTTTCAGGTCATCATCCGTATGGCCCTGCTCACGCATGTAAGCCTCAAAATCGGCGCGCATCTTATCCATGCTGCACCCCGCTAGCAGAGAGGATGGCGTAAGCCGTGTCCGTAGTTATCAGCCCTTTTTCGATGCCAATATCAAAGCACTGCTTCAGACCGTATCGTTGAGATGGGGTCATCTGCACTACTGCCGGAGCGGGAGAGGTGGCAGATTCAGCGGCTGCGGCCAGTTCAGCGGCAGCGTGGCGAGCGTCTCGATGGCCCTCTTTGTAGGCCTGCTTGGTTGCTCCGTTCATCTCCACTGCTCGGCCCATTTTGCAAGGCAGGTTCATGATGGCGTTGTGCAGATCGATTTGCGCTGCTTGTGGTGCTGGTGCACGGCGGTTCCAGGCTACGACTGCTTCGACTTTGGCCTCATCTTTACTCGACAGCCAGCCTTCTAGTGTCATGGCGTGCCGCCCTTGAGCATCGCAATCGACGCAGTACACGTAGGCATCGTGGAAATCATCAGGCTGTACGCTGTTCGTTTCGATACTTAGGTCAGTGCCTCCGCAAAACGGGCACGGCTTCAGTTCTTTGTTGTCCATTATTCTTCCTTCTTAGATGGTTGGGTGGCGGCTATAGCTGAATCGATAGCAGTATCTAAATCTTTCCCTTCGATGATTAGATTGCTTTCGTTGACCACGTCGAGCATACGAACTGGCTGTGGGTCAGGATTACGCAAATAGTGATAACGCGCGGCGTCCTGCTCAAGTTGGCGCATGCGCGCCACCAGCCCTTGCATGCCGTAGTACAGCAGGAACATGTATTCGCGGTCGCTGTCCGAGAGTGGCATGCTCCGGCAGTTCCATGGCGAACCGCTGTAGTGATAGCGCTGCGCGAGTTCCGACAGCATTTCATCGCTGATCGGCTGGACGTTGAACATGTCCCACGATCCGCCCGATCCAAGCGTCCAAGGTTTCGAAGACTTGTCGCGTGGCGTGATAGCTTCGTGCCAACGGTTGATGTTTTTGTCGCGGCTCATTTCGGCTCCTGTTGCTTGGTCTGTTCTGCTACTTGAGGGGCGGCGGGAAGAGGCATCCAATGCGTAGGCAAAGCGCTGCCGATGCCACAGTATTCGTCGCTATCGTCGGGGAACTCTCCAATCTGCCAGTTCTCCCACAAGTCAAACCAGCGCACCTTCTCGATGCGCTCATAAGGAGAAGGAAGCCACAGAAATACTTCCTCCCCATCCTTTGGTGCAGTCTCAATCGGCTGCCACTGCGGCACTCCCCCTGCTGCTTTGGGTGCGCGAGAGGCTGCAAATGCCTCCATCATGTCGCCTGCTTCGCTCCAGTTATCAGCGTGGCGCTCGATCAGGTGGAAGGCTACTGCGCCGCTGATGCCGGCCCAGTCTTGCGAGTTGTCGGGCTTCGTTTCGTAACCCAATTGCTTATGCAGTGCGAAGACTTGCGCTTCAAGGTCGGCAATGCGAGAAGCGCTCTTAGCTTCTGCAGCATCTTGCATGACACAGAATGCCTCCAAAGCGCGCTCAGGATCGCCTTTGAAGTATTCCCAGTATTCGACGTGAACAAACTCACGAATCAGCGCCATAGCTTCAACTGCGCGATCACCGTAGATATCGAAGCTCATTGCTGAACCTCTTTACGATCGCTCAGAAACTTCTGATACTCTGGGAACAGCGAAGAACGATAGATTGCCGAGCGAGTGCAGCCTGCCTTATTGGCAGCATCGGTAATAGTCATCGTATCTGGATACTTGCGCAGCAGTTTGAATGCTTGGCGCACTTTTTCTGTTGGCTTTGTTGTCATTACTTCCTCCTGTTAGATAATCACAGTATACACACTTGCGACAGGAACGCAACACAAAATATACAACAAAGTGCAAATAAAAAAGCCGCCCGAAGACGGCTTGTTGCTCACTTGGGCCACGCCTTATGCTTAAGCTCCGCTTTCTGCGCTGCCAGCTCGTTAATCTGATCAGCACATTGCTGAATCTGATCTATCGTGGCCCTGGCATCCTTGAGTAATCCAGAGATGTCGCATGGCTCTCCATCGTCAGGTTGCATCAGCCGAAGAATCTGCGAGCCAGCAGAGCTAAGCTGGCCAGTTAGAATTTGCAGGCGCTTGAGTTGATCTTCGTGCGCCGCCCTGATTGTTGAATACTGGCCCCGGGCGATGATTAGCTCTTGTGGGATAGATGTCAGATCCATGGTCAGAATGGACAATCCTGCAAGTCATCATCTTTAAAGGAGTTTTGACTTTGGTTTCCACCAATATGACCTGGGCCTGTGTTACTCAATTTCTTCTTCATTGGCTTATCAGCCAGCAAGCCAATTACTTTAGCCAATTGTTCAGGCTTAGTTTTGCGTGCAAGAATCTCAGATGCCATCAGTTCGGTACTTGCTTGGAACACAGCAAAAAATCCCATGCGCCAGCCATATTCACCGGTAGGCATGCGATCTTGCATCTTTTCGTATTCTTCGGAGCGCAGCAATAGGCCAATTGGCTTATTCATCAGGTCAGGGAAGCATTCAGCAACTTGCAGAGTTTCCTGCTGAGCATCGTTGTCCCATTTCTTAACTTGAGCATTCTTTACTTCGATGCCGCGCAACTGCATGCATGCCATGATGGCATTCAGCTGGTTCATCCCCATTAGCGCTTCGCCAGTTGGCTTCTGTGTCCAGATATCGAAGCGGCATTCCCTGCCATCGTCAGAGCGGAAAGTGAAGCCGATACCATCCGTCCCCTTGTTCTGGCTAACAAGCTTTTCAGCACGAATGAAAGTACCAACGTATTTGCCAGTTTCGTTGATATAGGCACCAATGTTGTCTGCTTTGGATGCGAGTTCGGTATTGAGTTTGTACATGGTTTCTCCTGAGGTTAATTGAGGCCGTAATATTCAACGATGGCCTTGTCTACTGCTGCTAGATCGTTCTCGATATGTTCTTCTTCGAACAAACCAAGAGGCGATTTTGTGGTATCGCTGCCGCTGTTCTGCGTAGCGAAGATATATGACTCATTGATGCGAAGCGTGCGCAGGACAATGGTTACAAGGCCCTCCAAGACGATTTTGTCGTCCAAGAGCTTGCCAATAGTCTTGATCTTCGTTCGGCCCGCTTCGCTCGTCTCTGTGTGACTCAGAATGTATACGCGCTTGTTCTCAGGAAGAGAGGACGCGCACATAAAAACGTCCCAAGCCTTGCGGGCGATTTCGTTGTATTTGGCGAATGCCTGGTTGCCAGTCTCATTGTCGAGAACCCGGCGAAGAAACTCGTTCGCCATCACGTACTGAAAATCATCAACCACGATGATAGACCGCATGGTCTTCTTCATCGCTGCAACGATCTTTGCGCTGTCGTCAGTGACAAGAATATTGCCGCCTTCAGACGAAACAGGCTTCCAGTTTGGAGAGCGGAAGGGGAGGGGCTTTTTTACTGCCTGGATTAGCAGCGTGTCAGTTGGATCTAGATTGCGGAGAGAGGTAGACTTGCCCGTACCGGACTCGCCCATGATGAGGCATGCGATTGACATGGTTTTCCTTTGGTTGTTACTGGTTTAAATGGTTTGAACGGCTATGTTAGAACGGAATTAGTCCTGCTGCAATATCTTTATTCTGCTGCTCCTCCTGTTCTTTAGTAAGTGTTGGCCTCCAGATGTTAGGAGACATTGGAAACTTGCGATCAAGGTAGGCTTGGTGCAATTCCCGCTCTCGGGCCGCGTCAATTTTCATGATCTGCATCATTTGAGTTGCATCCTAATTACATCGAAATCCACATGCAGATCATTGCCATGCTCATCCCAAGCATCAATCGCGAAAACCGTATCTAGTTCATCGGCAATGATATCAAGACGTTGTTCGTTGTCGATTGCTTGCTCCAGAACCTTAATCCACTGGCTGCGAGATACGATGATCCCATTAGCTAGGTCTTTCTTTACTTGCTCTAACTCTTGCAGCGTCATAATCATTCTCCTTTGTATGGCAAAGATGGGTCATAGGAACCATAAGCCCAATATCCGACCACTTTGCCGAACCGGCCACGATACTCAATCTCGGAAGCGTGACCGCCATCAACAGCTTTCACCTTCTCAGTGATTTTGCCAAATCGAATCCATTTGATTAGCTTTTTCATTACTTCCTCCTATGTATTTGAAGTGTATAAGGCAAGACAAGTAGGTTGATCCCCCACTTTTCAGCCATGTAGGACTAAGACTACTTGCCTACACTACTGCTGCCATAAGCTAACGTTCCTTCTTCCAGGCGCCTTATCGCGGCTAACGTCCTATCAACCAACTTGCCTGTTCGTGCGAGGTCACCGTTAAATGCCCGCTGCGCCGTCTTGCCAGTAAGCGCACCGTCTTTTCTTCCGCGCTGGCAACGACTGGGCCACTTGATATCGCTCGGAGTGCGGCTGACGTAGAACCCAAAACAAAAAGCGCCTTATAGGCTGGGTTCGGGTGGAAAGACTCAAGACGGACTAAGAGACATCTTGAATCAGGCCAAACCCAAGCTATAAGGCGCTTGGTAGTTACATCTTAGTCTAAGCCGGTTTCCACGCCAGCACGCAAATTATGTACGAACAGAAACTTGACTGCAAGCACTTTGTTGCTAACCAGCCAGAAGCCTTTCAGCTTCAGTGTAAATAGCCATCGTTTTCTTGAACGGGAAGCGCTCGTTATCAGCTCCGAACTCGTCTTCCCATTCCCTTTGCGCAAACCATTGGGCCAGTGCATAGGCTTCATGGTAAGCCTCATCTTGCTCATGCTGAAGCCGCAGATACTCGTCTTGAGTGACTGTCTTCTTGCTGCCATCAGGATAGTACCAAGTAGGCATTACTCTGCTCCTGTGGCTTTGGCGATGGCTCTGCTAACTGCTTCATAGTCGTCATGCATGGCTGCCGATGTTTCTGATGCAAAGGCAAGAGCGAGGACAGCTCGACGAAGCGCGTCCAACATATCAGGAGCTGCGGCAATTAGGCGAGCGTTAGCCTCTTGAACTTGCTGCCGTTCACCAGTACAGGTTTGGGTTATATACGCTACGTCGCTGTAGTTTGGCGTGTAAGGTGCGCCGTCTGCTTGAGCGATGTATATCGAATAGCTCCATCCATCGCTGCTAGTGCTAAACGTCCATGGGCCGGGCGTATGCTTACTCATACCATCACCATATAGCCAAAAGCACTGGCTGACAGGATCAGGATCAGCAAGCAGGCCGGCACGTTGAGACGCGGGCGAGTGGTGGGGATTTTGTTGTTCATGCTGATTCCTTTTCCCGAGCTTCGATAGCAGCGCAAAGGCGTCGAAGTTCTTTTTCCTGAGCGGCCCAGGCAGCGGCCCCGGCAGCGGCCCCGGCAGCGGCCCAGGCAGCGGCCCCGGCAGCGGCCCAGGCAGCGGCCCCGGCAGCGGCCCAGGCAGCGGCCCCGGCAGCGGCCCAGGCAGCGGCCCAGGCAGCGGCCCCGGCAGCGTCCAATTCTCCCTGTGTGGCTTCGCCGTTTGCGAAGTGTTCAGCGACATTTAAAGCATCCTTGCTGCGCTGATCCTTCATCAGATGCTCAACCTGTCGAGCGCACCATACAGCGAACAGACGAATTTCACGGTCATAACCAGAAACAGCACGCAGACACCACAGCGCATCATCAAGGCCATTGCTATCAATGACTTGGATAATGCTTACCGGTTCATCGTCAGCTTTGGTTTTATTCAGCGAACGCAAAAGCTTTTCCCAGCCTCCAGTGCATGGATGGTTTTCGCGGATCTTGTTCAATGTAGTTTTCAATCTTCTTCT